GCGATGGATCAGCCGGTCGGACTGTTCACAGGGGACAAGCGGTGGGCGTGGGAAGGCACGTACGAGCTCGAGGGGCAGATTGCGTGGCAACAGACCGATCCGCTGCCGCAGACGATTCTGCTGATAGCGGCGCAGCTTGAGACGCAGGACGCGTAATGATCGTCGTTCCTTACCAGGCCGAGCACTTGATGGCGCTGCGCGCGCAAGAAGCGCAGGCGTACGTCCGCGAATACATGAGCGACAAGTACGCGAAGGATCTGGAAAACACGCTGTCGTGGGCGGGCATCGCTGATGGGCGTGTGATAGGTTGCTTCGGGGTATGTGAAATGTGGACCCACCGTGCGCTGCTGTGGGCGTTCCTTGATCAAAGCGCCGGCCGCCACCTTGTTTCGATTCATCGCGCAGTAAAGCGCTTTCTCGAAGTCGCGCCATACCGCAGAATAGAGGCGGAAGTCGACTGCGAATTCGAAGCGGGCCACCGGTGGCTGAGAATGCTCGGCTTCGAAATGGAGTGTGAACGGATGCGCTGTTACCGCGTTGACGGCGGGGACAGCGCGCTATACGCAAGGGTGAAATAGATGGCAATGGCAGCTATTCCGATCGTGCTCGCTGGCGTTTCCGCTGCGGTTTCGGCTGTCGGCGCAGTTCGCTCGGCGCAGGCGCAAGCGGGGGCCGCCAACTACAACGCGGAGCTCGCGCAGCAGAATGCGCAGACCGCCACGATGCAGGGGCAGGCCGCGGCAGAGGCGCAGCAGCGCGACGCAGCGCGAAGAATTGGCGCCTCGCTGGCAGCATTCGGCGCGTCGGGCGTGCAGACCGACACCGGCTCACCCACCGACGTAATGGCTGACAGCGTGCGTCAAGCGACACTGGACAACCTGACGACGCAATACAACTACAAGCTGCGCGCTACGGGCCAACTTGACCAAGCCGGTCTGGATCGGGCGAACGCTTCAAACGCTACGCAAGCGGGCGTACTCGGCGCCACCAGCGCGCTAATTGGGGGTGCCAGCAAGGGGTACTACTACGGTAACAGCGGCGGCTCAGGCGGCTACGGCGGCTACGGTGGTACGCCGATTCCTTCTTTCGGGTGATAAATGCCGTCTATTCCGACATATCAAGAGCAGACCCTGCCGCAAGGACAGGTCAACGCACAGGCGAACCCGAACGACTTCGGCGCGCAGGTCGGCCAAGCCACGCAGGCTGTCGGCCAGAGCATCGGGCAGGCGTCTGACTTCGCTTACCGCTTGCAGCAGGAAGCCGGCATGCTGCAAGCCGGCAAGGATGTCGAGCAGGTTGCGGACAACGCGCGCAAGTGGTACGACGATCAGAAGTCGAAGCTCGATCCGTTAAACGACCCGAACTACACGACGAAGCTCGCGGGGCTGGAGGATCAGTTCCATCAGTACCTCGGCGATCAGCGACAGCAGTATCTGGACGCGAATGGCAACAACCGCGCGTATGCGACGTTCTTCAACCAGCACATGGTACGGTTGTCGATGGGGATGTCGCGCAGTGTTCACAGCGACATTGCATCGTCGACAGGTGAGTATTTCAAAAGCCAACTGAGCGATTCGTTCAAGGTCGACACCGACGCCATCAGGCGCGACCCGAGCGACGACAACGTTGGCCGCATCGTGCAGAAGCAGCTGGAGACGATCGGCAACATAAACCTGCCCGGCTTCAACGATGTCGAGAAGATGAAGCTGCGCGATCAGTACATGAATCAGGCCGCATTCGCGCAATATAGCGCGCGGGCCGCGCGTGATCCGTACGGCATGTATTCGGCGCTCGGGTTCCAGGGCGCATCGGTTGGCAAGGGCGGGCCGCGCGGCGGCGGATATACACAACAGCCAGATAACAGCGTGCCAGCGCCGACCGGCGGATTCGGCACGCCGAACATCAACGCCGCAGTCGCGCGATACGCAGGCGTCGCCAAGATGGCAGGCACGACGCATAACGTCGACCCGAATTTCCTGCTTGCCCAGGTGCAGGCAGAAAGCTCGGGCAATCCTGCTGCGGTAAATGCGAAGACATCTACCGGCCAACCGTCTGTTGGGGTGTCGCAATTCCAGCCGGGCACCGCGGCGCAATATGGCGTCAACCCGAACGATGCGACATCGTCGATAAACGGACAAGCGCACTACATGGGCGACTTGTTGAAGCAGTTCGGCGGCGACTATGCCAAGGCTGCGGCTGCGTACAACTGGGGCCCGTCTCGCGTTGCCTCCACCGTGTCAAAATTCGGAGCGGACTGGCAACAGCACATCCCGACCGAGACGCAGAACTACCTGTCGAATATATTCAGCCGCTTGCCGGGCGCGCCGAACGGCGCTTCGCCGCAGACGGGCGCGCAGCAGCCGGCCGCGCCGCGCGAGCTCACCGATGCAGAACTGCTTCAGGCTGACTCGAAGCAGATGGGCGGTTTGTGGACGCACCTGACGGACGGCCAGCGCGTGGCGATCGGGCGCCAGGCCGAGCAAGGGATTCGCGCCGATCAGCTTGCGATCCAACAGAACGCGCTGCTGAAGGACAAGGCGGTGAAGGATCAGCAGGCGCGAGTAGAGAACGGCTATTTGAACAAGCTGATCGACGGAACACTAACCGTCGATGACATCCGTAGCGATCAGACGTTGACGGCCGCGCAGCGCGAGCATTTTTATAACGCGATCAATTCGCAGACGCAGAAGCAGGACAAGACAGATCCGACTGTTTTCAACGATGTGTTTTCGCGTATCCACTTGCCCGACACTGACCCGAACAAAATCACAGACCCCGACCAGCTGAACAAGTACATGGGCCAAGGGCTGAGCTTCGCCGACATCGGGAAGTTGCGCGGCGAGATAAAGGGCCGCGGCACGCCGGACGCAGAGCTGATGACGCAGTTCAAGAGCATGGCGAAGGCGCAGATCAGCGGATCATCGCTGATTGCCAAAGACCCGGATGGCGACAAGCAGTTCTATAACTGGAGCGCCTACGTCGACAACGTGGTGGCCGAGAAGCAGAAGAAAGGCGTCAGCCTGCACGAGATGCTGGATCCGTCGAGCCGAGAGTACCTCGGCTCCACGATCCAGCGCTTCGTGCGCACGCCGCAGCAGCAGATGCAGGACTCGGCCCGGCGTATGTCCGGGGGCAGCAGCGCGTCGTTGCCGCCCGAGCAACAGCGCAAGCCGGGCGAATCGGCTGCGGACTACCTGAAGCGTACGGGGGCTAAGTGAGCGGACTGGACGATCTTAACCGGCTGCGCGCGGCCGGGTTCTCTGACGATGATGTGGAGCAGTATCAAACCCAGCAGATGCAGCAGTTGACAAAGGCCGGGTTCAGCCAACAGGAGATCAACGCGCACTTCGGGATTCAGGAGCCGAACGCGAACGGACTCGACACGCACATGAATGCCGCGCTCGACGCGCATGTGGCCGCGAATACCGGCGAGGACGGCAAGGCGAAGCCGATGGATTTCACGCAGGCGCTCGAAGCCGGCTGGCAAGGGTCGGTGTCGGGGCTTATCGCGCGTGGCAAAGCCCCTGACGTGGCAATGCAGAAAGACCAACCCTGGTACAACAGACTGGCCGCCAACGCTGCGCAGACGCTTGGCGATGCGCCGGCCATGATAGCTGGCGCGATAGCGGGCGGCGCGGGCGGCGCGGAAACCGGGCCCGGCGCGGCGGTTACGGCTACAGCCGGCGCGTTTGCTGTACCGACCGCGCTCCGTATGACATTGATGGACGCCTACGAAAAAGGCGGATTCAAGTCGTTCTCCGACTTTTGGGACCGCTTTGCTCCGATCGCTATTGAGACAGCCAAGTCTTACGCCACAGGAGCCGCCACAGGTGGCGCGGGCATCGCCGCAGGTGCTGCGCTGAAGACCGCCGCGCCCGTGGTCAAGACGGTAAGCCAAATGGGCGCCGAGCTGACGACGATGACTACAGTCGGGAAAGTGCTCGACGGAAAGATGCCAGAACCGCAAGACTTCCTCGACGGCGCGGCCGTTCTGCTCGGCGCCAAGGTGGCGACGCATGGCGCCGGCAAGCTGATGAACATCTACCGTGCGACGGGAACGCCGCCCGCGCAAGTGGCGCAGGATGCTCGCGTCGAACCGACGATCGCGCAGGACATGGCCGACGTGTCAAAGCCGGCCGGCGCCATCCCGTCCTACTACCACGATCAGATAGACCCGAACCTGTCGCCGGAGACGCAGGCCGCGGCGCGCGGCGAAGCCGAAACGGCCACGGTCGTAGAAGAGCCTGCTGCGCCTGCCGAACCCCCTCCTGCACCAGAACCCGGTAGCGTTGAGGACGCACAGAAGCAAATCCTTGAAAAGATCAGCACGCAAGGTGCGGACAAGTCGGAAGGGCTGACGTGGGGCAAGTTCTATTCGTCCGTCGTTGATCGACTGGACCCGCTGCGCCGCGCGACCGAAGACATCGCGGGCGAGAAGAACACGCCGGCCGTCGAGAATCCGTACAAACTGATGCGCCTCGTGGCTGGCGTGCAGGGCAAGGCCGAGCAGTTCATCAATTACGGCGCGTTCGACTTCAACACGCACGAGAACATCGGCCCATCGCTGAAGGAAATCGTCTCGCCGTTCAAGGATGACTTGGACGGGTTTCGTGCATACATGGCGTCGCGCCGCGCTGTCGAGCTAGAAGGCCGCGGCATCGAGTCTGGTATGCCCGCAGATGCCGCGCGCCAAGTGGTAGCCGCTGGCGGCGCAAAGTATGAGGACTCTTTCCAGAAGTTGCAGGACTATCAGAACGCGACGACGAAGTATCTGAAGGATGCTGGAGTGCTCTCCGACGAAGCGTACGCTGCGATGAAGGATGCGAACAAGGCTTACGTGCCATTCAATCGCGTCATGGACGACAGCCAAGGCTTCGGTGTCGGCTCGCGTGTGCGCAATCCCATCAAGGCGATCAAGGGAAGCGAGCGCGACATTATCGATCCGCTCGAGACGATCGTGCGCAACACCTACGCGTACATGAACATCGCCGAGCGCAATAACGTCGCGCGCACGTTCCACGATCAGGCGTTGAAGACCGAAGACCCAAGCCAATACCTCGAAGAAGTGCCACCAGCGATCCGCGCGACGACCGTCACCGATCCGGAGATGGAGAAGTTCCTTAAAAGCAATGGCATCGACTAAATGCCGGATGATGCGCTGACGGTGTTCCGCGCGATGCGCCAGCCGCTCAACAAAGATGAAATCGGGTTCTTCGATAACGGCCAGTTCAAGGTAATGAAGGTAGACCCGGACGTGGCCGAAGCATTCAACGGCACGCCGCCGGAGCAACACGGGCTGCTGTTCAAGATGCTGGCGGCGCCGGCGAAGCTCTTTCGAGCGGGGCTCGTGGTTCCAGAGTTCATCGTGCGCCACCTGGTTCGCAATCAGATGTCGGCGAGCGCACTGGCCGAGCACGGCAACATCCCGTTTTGGGACACGTTCAAAGGCTTGGTGTCGGTGCTCAAAAAGGACGACGACTACCAGAACTGGCTGAAGTCCGGCGGCGCTATGATCTCGGCCGTGGCGATGGACCGAGACAACGTGCAGGCCAAGGTGCGTGAAATCGCGGGGCAAGACCCGGACGCTAACTTCCTCGACAAGGCATGGAACATCGCGAAGACGCCGATGGATGTGCTGCACGCCGTCCAGTCGACGCTCGAGAACGGCACGCGCGTCGGCGCTTTCAAGCGCGCTCTCGGCGATGCGTCAGACAAGGAAAGCATTCTCGACGCGGGCTACTCAAGCCGCAACGTGGCGCCGGACCCGGCGCGCATCGGCGAGATGACGCGCAACTGGAACGCCATTACGGCGCTCTTTAACGTCGAGATTCAGCATACGGACCAGCTCGTTACAGCGTTGCGCGACCGGCCCCTAGGCACAATGGCGAAGATTCTCGCCGGCGTCACACTACCGTCCGCGCTCCTGTGGATGAACAATCATGACAAGGACGAGTGGCGAGAAGCCCATCAGTGGGAGCGCGACGCATTCTGGCTGGTGCCGATGAACGGCGTGACGCTGCGCATCCCCAAACCCTTCCTGCTCGGCACGCTGTTCGGGTCCAGCGTCGAGCGGCTGCTCGACGGGATCTACGGCAACGACGGCGGGCGCGGCGCCAAGGAGTTTGCGCGTAACGTGCTCGAGCAAGGCATCCCGCACGTCATCCCGAACGCAATCACACCGGCGCTCGAGCAGCTGACGAACTACAGCTTCTTCCGCGGCGGCCCGCTCATCCCCGATCGCGTCCAGAAGTTGCTGCCGGAATACCGCTACACCGAGTACACGAGCGAGTTGACGAAGGCACTCGGCCACATCGTCGGCACGGTGCCTTATGTGAAGGACACGTCGATGGCGTCGCCGCTCGTCGTCGAGAACTATGTGCGCCAGTGGACGGGCGGCGCGGGGGTCTACGCGCTTCAGCTGGCCGACGCGGGCCTGCGCAAAGCCGGCGTGCTGCCTGACCCGGTCAAGCCAACCGACACGCTGGCAGATATTCCGCTCATCAAGGCGTTCGTGGTGCGCTACCCGTCCGCCACTGCCGACTCGATTCAGCACTTCCACGACCAGTACGCGCAGCGCAAGATGGTGTACGACACCTTCACGACGCTGGCGCAGCGCGGCGACGAGCAGGCGGCACTGGAAGTCATGAAGGCGAACCCCACGGCGATGATGAAGCTGGACGGCATCGAGAAGACTATCAGCCAGCAAAACAACCTGGTGCGGATGATATACAAGAACCCCGACATCCCCGGCGATCAGAAGCGGCAATTGATCGACGCTACCTACTTTCAGATGATCCAGATTTCCCATATGGGGAACGAGCTCATCAAACAGATCGACATGGCCGCACCGAATCTCGCTGGCCCTTCGCCTGCGCATTGAGTTTCGATAATCGAAACATAACGGCTATAATGTGGTAAAACCGGTGGCCCCGCCTGGACAAGCCCCATAGATCAAGGATGATCCATGACTGTCCAGTCGACCACCGCGCGTGCGGATTACACGGGAAATGGCGTAACGACGCAGTTCACCGTGCCGTTCTATTTCCTCGACCCGACGCACGTCAAGGTGCTGCGTACTGACACCAGCACGACGCCCGCCACCGTGGCGACGTTGGTGCTCAACTCCGACTATGTTGTGACGGGCGCCGGCGTTGCAACGGGCGGCACGATCCAAACCACCGTTGCGCCGACGGCCACGCAGAAGCTCACTGTTCTGCGCAACGTGCCGCAGACGCAGCTGATCCACTACGTTCCAAACGATCCCTTCCCGGCGGCCACACACGAACAGGCACTCGATCAGCTGACGATGGAAGTGCAGCAGCTGAACGAATCGGTCGGGCACGCTATCACGTCGCCGGTGTACGAGCAGCCGGGCGCGCTCGCGCTGGCCCCTGCTGCGCAGCGACAAGGCCAGCTGCTCGGCTTCGACGCCAACGGGAATCTGCTGCTGTATCCCATTACGGCGTCGGTTGGCGCCGGCAGCATGACATACAACACGTTCGCGTCCGGCACACAGTTCACGCCGGGAGTGACGACTGCGCTCACGCTATCTGTAGCCTACGGCACAGCGGCGAACATCGATGTCTATTTCGATGGCGCCCACCAAGGCCCGGACCAGTTCACGCTGAACGGAACGACGCTGAACTTCACGTCGCCCATCCCGGTTGGCACGCAAAACGTATTCGTGAAAGGCGGCACGACGCTATCGACGCAGATACCGCCGAACAACACCATCACCGATTTGATGCTGGCTGTCGGGTCGAAAATGGCAGCGCGCGTGAAGGATTTCACGAGCGTTCGGGATTTTGGTGTTATCCCCGCAATGGACGGCGTTGCCGATGACACGGCGGCAGCGCAAGCTGCCATCGCCGGCATCGGCACGAGCTCGGTAACGCTCATTATCGCCGGCCCGATGAAGATCTCGAGCAACCTGACGTTCGGCGCGAACACTGAAGTGCTGTTCACGCAGGGCGGCAAGTTCATCGGCACGAGCGGCGCCGAAGTCATTACGGTGCAAAAGCAGATTATCGCCGGGCCGCGGCCGATTTTCAGCAACTGCGCGCCGATCTCCACGGTGGGGCAGCAGGTTTTCCCGGAATGGTTCGGCGCTGTGCGCGATGGCGCGACGACCGACAAGGCGGCGTTCAACCTGGCGTACGGGTTCTTGAAGAACACGGGCGGTGTAATTCAGATGCTGCCAGGCGTGTACGCGCTCGACGCCGCAATCACGAACTGCCAGAGCCATGTGGCGCTGCTCGGGGCAGGCCAGAACATCACGCAGCTCAAGGTGACGGGGATTAACGCCGACGCGATCGACTGCAACGGAACGGCCGGCGCGTTCATCAACAACCCGGTGTTTCAGGGCTTCAACATCGTATCGGCCACGCCCGGCTCGACTGGCGGCACTGGCATCAGCCTGCAATACACCACGCTTGCGAAGTGCACCGACATTCAGGTGATCGACTTCCTGAACGGCATCTATATGCAGCGAGCGACCAACACGTTTCATACACGCGTGGGCGCCTCGTATTCCGGCACGGCGAACAACTTCATCGGCTTCAACATCTTCGGCGGCGGCACGGGCGCAGGCGGTAATGCGTCGAGCACGTGGCGCGATTGCTACGTGGACGGCTCCGCCAGCAGCGGAACAGGCAAGGTGGCATATCACGCGTACGGCGCCTATGTATCGGACTTGTACTTCAGCAACTGCTCGTCGGCGTCATGTAACTACGGCTGGTCGTTTGACTACTCGACAGCAACCGCTGGCGGTTACGCCGACGTGATTATCCACAACCCGGTAATCGACAACTACACGCTGCAAGGCATTCTCGTGAACGCGATGCCCGCGCAGCAGATGCTGACAATCATCGGCGGATGGATCAATCCGGCAGGCGCCGGATCGGAAACAGACGGCGTGTACATCACAAATTGCGTCGGGCAGGTTACGGTGAAAGGCGCGCAGATCAGCGGCGAGAACAACTACGCCAATGCGGTTGGCGTGCGCGTCATCAACAGCAAGAGCGTTAAGGTGAGTGGCTGCACATTCCAAGACAACAACTACCACATCAAGGAAACCGGCTCGTCCTTCTGTGTGTACAGCGCGAACTCGTTCAACAACCAGTCTTCGCATCCGGCCACCGTGCAGGTCTACATGCAGAGCAGCACACGCTCGATGGCGACCGGGAACGCGCACGACGGCTATGCCACCAACGCGGTTCTATGCCCGAACGATTCGACATCCACCGGTGTCGGGGTGACGTGCAGCGTTTTCAACGCGTCCACGCTAGCGGCGCCGCGCGTTAGCAACAACTCGGCCGGCCCCGTTGGCGGTTCTGATGGCTCACTCGGCGTCAACAGCGGCGTGTAAGAGGACTCGAATATGCACAAAGACATCGCAGCCAGCGCGGTTCAGGGCGGGCCCGGCATTGTGGTCTCCGGCCTGTCACTGGTCGGCCTTCACCTGTCCGACGTGGCGATCGTTCTAACGATCGTCTGGACCGCGCTCAGCATCGTTCATCTGATCGCCAAGTGGAACCGGAAATGAAGTACTCAAAGCAGGGGCTCGCGCTCACTGAGTCTTTCGAAGGCTGTCGCCTCGTCGCGTACCAGGATTCAGTCGGAGTCTGGACGATTGGCTACGGCCACACGAAGGGTGTGTTTGAAGGCATGACGTGCACGCAGGAGCAAGCCGAGCAGTGGCTTATCGAAGACGTGGCCGAAGCCGAAGCCGCGGTCAACAAGCTCGTGCACATCGCCATGTCGCAGGAAGAATTCGATGCGCTAGTCGATTTCGTGTTCAACCTCGGCATCGGCAGCTTCGCGCACTCGACATTACTCGCCAAGCTGAACGCGCGTGACATCGAAGGCGCGGCCGACGAGTTCGATAAATGGGACCGCGCAGGCGGCGTAGAAGTGGCGGGGCTGCTGCGCCGCCGGCAAGCTGAGCGCGCGCTGTTCACGCTTGGCGCTGACTTTACGAAAGGAAGCTGACATGGCATTCGGAATTGATGACGCAATCGCCGGTGTAAGCAAACTGCTCGACGATGGCATGAATAAAATCTGGCCGGACCCGACGGCCAAGGCCACTGCCGAAGCCACGCTGATGAAGGCACAGGCGGACGCCGCGCTGGCAATGATGGCGCAGCAGATGTCGGCAATCCTGGCCGAAGCAAACAGCCGCGATCCTTGGACCAGCCGGGCTCGGCCGAGCTTCATGTACGTAATGTACGTAATGATCCTGTGCGCCATTCCGATGGGAGTGCTCGCAGCCTTCAGTCCGAACACAGCTGTCGCCATTGCG